AGGGTGTTCTCCTACCCCAACAGAATTATTTAATAAGTTCTCTATATTTATACGATGTTTCTCTACTTGAGCTTTAAACTGTAGTTTACTAGCTTGTAATAAGTCATCTCTCAAATTCATAGTCTACTCCCACTTTGTTTTAAATTCTGCCAATTTTTTATCTTATGGTTAAAGTTATCATCTAACAGATATAAATCCATTGAACGGTTAACTAATTTTTGTAATGTAAATTCATCATCTAAATTACTACTCTTAAATTTTCTATAAAGTTCTTTTAAAACTTTAACTGATGTTAGTTTATAATCCATGTAAAACCTCTAATAATATATACATATATAAATATATATTAGTTTAGTATTTTAGTCAATTTTTTTTCCTTAATCGCATACTCAATCGTACTCATTGTACCTCTTGATTCAACTCCATCTGGAATAAATGCTATAACTATATTACTATATTCTGCAATTTGTTTGTTTCTTTTAAAATAATTTGAAACATAATATGGTTTTTTGTATTTAGTAGCCGGTAATTTACAATGCATATTCCAACTATAATGAGCTGGTGGAAACTCTACGTAACTCATATCAAACTCTAATGCAAACTTCTTAGCGAACCCATCTGCACCATCGTGTTGACCACCACTAACTATTTCTACCTCATCACCATGTTTTTCTTTTATCTGAAATATTAAATCTTTTATTTTTTTCTTGTTGGCGTAACTACGACTACCAACTATACCAATTTTAATCTTCGTAGTCATTTCTCTTTTGCTGTTTTACTGGTTTATCTGAGGTAGTGAATTTAGCTACTTCATAAAATTGTTGTAGTCCATTAACTATAGAATTAGTATTTGAATATTTGAATTGAAACCTTTTCCTAGAAGTATAAGATAAATCTGTTGGAATTATATCAAACCATATAAACTCATTTGCTTTAATAGTAGAACCTGGTGTAACAATAGTTTTAAAAGATAACTTTTTTTCCCACTTCATCAAAAAGTTTTTTAAATCAGTAGTAGCTACTTCACCATCTTCATACCATAGATGTAACAAAACTGCTACACGTAACTCATTATGAATATTATTAATTTTTTCCATAATTTTTGATTCTATTTCACTATTAATAAAGTCACTTAGTTTTAGTCTTAAACTTAGTTTAGTTGTCATTATTTAACTCCTACATCACAATGTTCTGTTTGATTGAACTCACAGTATCTGCAGTTCTTTTTAGATGGTTGTTTAACATAATTATGTTTTAAGTTATACTCCCCATCAATAAAAGACTCACCAAGAAACTGGTTTAAATTATTCATTAACTTATTTATACTTGGTTTACCACTAGCTGGTTGAAATGTCTGAACCCTACGTTGTGGAAAATCTACCTTTTCATATAGTTTACGTTTTACGATAAAGTATTCTATATCAATCTTATCTACTGATATATCGTGTTGAGCACCATAGAAATGTTTGTATAATAACAATTGGTCTGTTTTAGACTTATCAGCCTTTTGCCATTTATTCCAACCCATTGTAGATGTCTTAATATCTATAATCTTATATCTATCTCGTACAGTATCATAGATTATAACGTCAATGTACCCAATAAACTTAATCTTATTTGGTAAGTCATAATCAACAGGTACTTCTATACCAACTAACTCATAACCCTTCTTACTGAAATACATATTACGTTTCTTCTTAAACCAATCTAATATCAGTAATCCGTGATTGTAAAATTCTTGCATATCAGATTGTTCACAAAATACTTCACCACCATTCTTTTCCATAATTTGAGTATAGTTTGTTTTCATCCGATGTAATAACATCTTTTCTAATGGAAGTGCGTCTGCCGTTTTAATGGTATCATTATACATTACTGTAAGATATGTTTGTAATACTTCGTGCATACTTGTACCAAAAAGGGTATGTATACTATCTGTCCAAACACTTAACTTATCAATGTAATTAAGTTTCCATTTATATGGACACGTAACCCATTGACTATACTGACTATAACTTATTCGTTTCATTTTCCCCACTTATCACGTCCAACGATTGTAGCCATAATTCCATAGTTTGAAACATCAAGATAAGCATCTTCTAATGGTTCATCTTTAACAGCTGATTCTCGATTGTTCATCAGTAAAGTTTTTACTCGTTGTAACTTATCGTTCATACGAAACCACAAACCTGTAAGTGATAATTTAATCTCTTCTTCATTTTGTAACTGAGTTCCTACAGAGATATTACCTGGACCATAGTCGTGTTGCTTATGTAAGAACAATTCGTATTGTTCTCGTTGTATCTTCTTGAACTCTTCTGTCATCTCTGGCCATTCTTTTTCCATCTGTTCTACTATTGATTCTGACTTAGACATATTCTTAGAGTCTTTTATAACTTTCATATTATATTCCTATTTACATAACTGAATATACGAATAAAATCGTATACAAGTCAAGTAGTATTTTATTCTTCGCCAGCGACATATCCACCGACAGAACCAAGTACATTTAGACCAAGATCTTCAATCTTCTTGGGTTCAACTCCCCATTTTGTGCATATTTCTCCTAATTCTAACATTCCACCTTCAGTAAGATATAACATTTCAATCATATCATAAGCTTCACGTTTACTGAATTTTTCTTGATTCGCAACTATATTAATTAACCAACTTGGATGATCCATTTGATTTCTCCCTTTTGTATATTTTAACCATTTATTACCTTTAGGTAAAATATTTGTGTATAATTTATATAACTCTTTAGGTTTCAAGTTATACTTTTGTAATTCATTTACCAATTCAACCCAATCCATATTCATCGATAGGAATCTGTTAGTCATATAATTAGACCAAGACTTCTTATCTTCGTCTGATATCTCTTCCCAATACTTAGGGTTTTGAACCGATGTTATCTGTTTGATGTGGTCGAATAGGCTCTTCTTTTTTACCGAACCTGTTTTTCTCACTCATACTTCCAAACTTGGAAAGGTGGGTAACTCATCTGGATTGGGTACAATCTCTTCTTCCAAACCAGCAACGTCTAACATACCTTTTGCAACTTTACCACAATTCCCACAACTATATACTTGAACAGGAATCAAAGCTTCTTGACCATTTGGTGACATTAAAGCTGATAGTTTTTTTAATATGAATGATGTTATAAATAAATAGTTATTACAATCATCACATTTAATAGTATCTGCTTGTTTTAAATCAACTTGTACTTGTTTT